GGGCTTAATGTGCCCGTGCACGTACTGGGCTGTATGACCCGCAGGATGAATGTAGTTGTGCACTTCATACAATCCTCTAAAAGCGTCACCGCGCTTTCTGGGCGTTCCATCAGGATTAGGGTGGTCATTCATGTGACTCATGTCGCGCCCGCGAGATCTACTTTCCGCAGGTCTAAACCCGTGTCTTCTGAAGGTCTCACGAATGACTGTTGCTTTGTATGAGTGTGGAGGATAAGGAGGGGCCCAAGATGTATCCTGCTCATAGCCATTTTCATAAGGAGAAGAAGGAGAACCTGTGACTTTAGTGACCTTAAGCTCGCCGTGTTTCTTTACCATGTCATCAGCTTTAGCGTGAAATGCCTTAGCCTCATTATGGTTTCCAATCTTAGTCGCGCTATTAGCATGCGCTCTTAATTTGGATATAGTATCATGTGGATCCGCTAGATCATTTGCAAATCTACCTGGAATTAATGGAATTGAGAAGGGCATTAGTCGTCCTTTAGTTTATTCCTTTTTTCTTTTCATTAAGCAATTTTAGGTGAGTGTTTAATTCACTAGGGGTATGAGCCACGCCAGTCGGACCATTACTACCTGTTCTAGGATCTCTAGCTAAGGCTGTAATTCCTTGTTGCTTATTATGAGCTATCATAACGGCCGGAGACTTACCAGGCTCTACTGACTTCATTCCGGGCTTAGTTGTCTGAGAGTAGTAATTTATTCTAGACCCGTTATCACTTCTACTAGACTGCACCGGGTAAAACTCATGTTTTCTAAGAACTTCATGAAATGGATGGATTGGGTGAGCATCCTCAGCTAAGGCTGAATTACCGCTATTTATTGCCATTATATTCTCCTACTGTACCCAAATTGGGCCGATGTTAGTAGCTCTAGCTAAGGTAATGAACTGCTCCCCATACTGAGTCTCAGTCCATGCTCCCCACTGCTCATAACTCGAAATCAGCTGAGATTGAGCCCCAACATCTCCAGCATGCCTTGAGATCAAGATTCCCTTAGTCAGACCACTTGCGGCTACTTCACCGGCTGTAAGATTTGGGCCAGACTCAGTTCGCATGAACAAAGTCAGGTAGTGAGCAACGAATAAAGC